CCATCATAATTTACTGTAACGGTACCACATCCAAAATTACAATTTTTCCCTACTTCACTATCTCCAACATATGTTAAATGAGATACTTTAGTATTATTGCCTATAGTTGATTTTTTTATTTCAACAAAATCACCAATTCTTACATTGTTTCCTACTACAGACTCTGGACGAATATATGCAAATGGCCCAACTGTAGTATTATTGCCAACTGAACTTTCTAAAATAACTGATGATTGTATTTCTACATTTTCTCCAATTACACTATTATTAATTCTTGAATTAGGGAATAAAGTACATCCCCTCCCAATTTTAGTATTACCCTCTAATACATTTCCAGGATATATAATAGTATCTTGACCAATTTCTACATCATCACCAATATAAGTTGTCATTGGATCTATAATAGTAACACCATTCTCTAAATGCTTGTTATTAATTCTTTTTCTTAAAATTACTTCAACTTCTGAAAGTTGTAATCTTGAATTAACCCCTAAAGTTTCTTCATAGTCTATAATAAGAGCTCCAACTTTTTCATTTTTATCCTTAAGCATTTCTATTACATCAGTTAAATAATATTCACCTTGTGCATTATTAGTAGAAAGATTTCCTAAACATTCAACTAACTTTTCAATTTCTTTTCTTAATTTTTTCATCTTATTATCTCCTTTTCTGATTGCTTTGTTCTCTTAATTTACTTTTATTATACATAAAATCTATGCATACGTCAATAGAAAAATGCATAAAATTTATGCATAAAATTCTTGATGTAAAATTATGAGTATGATATAATAATTAAAAAGGAGGGAAAAGAATGATAAAATACAAATTAGATGTACAAGAAGAATTAAAGAAAAAAGGATACACTTCTTATATAATAAGAAAAAACAAGTATTTAAGCGAGGGAACACTTGCAAAGATAAAGCGAGGCGAACCAATAAATATGAAAAGCCTTAATGCTATTTGCTGTATGCTTAGAAAAAATGTAAATGATGTAATAGAAGTAGAAATAACAGATGATGAAAAAATAAAATATTTTATTTGAAAAAAGTGTTGACTTATACATAAATATTATGTATAATAAAGACAGTTAAAGGAGATAAGCAAAGAAAGAAAAGGAGATATGAGTTATGAAAAAATTAAACGCAGAAGAAATCAAAAAAGAATTATTAAACGAGGAAATGAGCTTCACAGATTTTGACAACTTCATGATGGAGTCTGGATATTACAGCGTATTTGATGATGGAGTAACAGCAGACATCAAGCAGGACGGAAATGTCGTGTATACAGCTACAGACTCTAACGAGTGCGAAGTGCAGATTTTCTTCGAGATCACAACAGATAATGGAGAGGACGAAGCAGAAGAAGCTTTCTGTTTAGTCGTTAAAGATGTGCAGGAGTTCTAATATGAGAACAAAATGGTTGGAAATGCAGGGAAAGACAGTCAACGGATTTAAAATATTAGAAGTCTACAGAGAAAACAAAAGAACGATAGTAAAAGTTGTCTGCCCTGCCTGTGGTAAAATATACACAACACGAGCTGAAACTATAAAAAACGGAAAAGATTGCGGATGTACTACCAGAATAAAGATGAACGACTTGACAGGAAAGAAATTCGGTAGGCTAACAGCAATAGAACCAACAGAAAGAAAAGCATCGAATGATTCTATTATTTGGAAATGCGTATGTGATTGTGGAAAAATAAGCTTTGTTAATAGCGGAAGTTTGACAAGTGGCAGGATAAAAAGCTGTGGTTGCCTAAGAAAACCACACGAGATAGAACAAGGAAAAAAGATGGCGGAAGAAACAAAGAAACAGTGTATTGATGGGACAAGTATCAGAAGCATTACGATGAAAAAACCTAAAACAAATACTTCTGGAATAAAGGGAGTATATTGGGACAAAAATAGAAATAAATGGGTGGCACAGATAGAATTTAAAGGTAAAACATACTACTTAGGAAGATATGCTAATAAAGAAGATGCAAGAGAAGCAAGAGAGAAAGCCGAAAAAGAAATGTTCGGGAAATTTTTAGAAGAGCATAAAGAGTATGTAAAGGATAAAAAGGATAAGAAAAACTGAAAGTTAATAAAAAATATGGAAAGATGGTAAAAGAATTAAATAAAAAGAGTGTAAACAAAGGCACTTCTCACTATGGTATAATTATATTAGATAAAACCATAGTCGGGAGGTGTCTTTTTTTGATTAATAACAAATTAAAGAATTGCTGTAACGATTGCGTACATTGCGAGATCGTGACAGAGACAAAGAGAAGAGCTATCCCAGAGGATAAGACGGAAGTGGTCCTAGTAAATATTAAGTGTAGTCATATGTGTGTATGCTACAGATATAGAGAGGAAGTGCAGAATGGAAGATAGAAGTATATGCTGTGCTGAATGTATGCATCTACTTGGAAGTGATACAAAGAACTACTATATGTGTGATGTAGGCAAGTATGACAGAATAGACAATGCATATCTATGCACCTGCGACAAATATAAAAGCAGGAATCCAAGCACAAAAGAATATAAGAGATAATAACAGATCGTCAGAGGTGGTAAATTTCGTTGCAACCACGCACCCTATGGGGCTAAAAGATATGTGACGCTTGTCTAACGGTCTGTTTAAATATATATAAACCTAGAAAGGATGTGAGAAGATGAATCTAAATAGAATTATGAGAAAACTACAAAGAGCAATAGTATCAAACGGATTTGTAATAAGCTTAGACACAACACAATTCTATTCAGAGGACCAGAAACGAATGATAACAATGTACATCCTGTCTATAAAAGCATATGAGAATACAAGAAAAGGTTGGAAAGACACACGGTATGAGATACTAAGAACTGCTTCGCAGGTGGATATAATTAAATGCCTGTCTGACATATGGGCAAGCATAAGAGAAAGGAATGGGCAAATAAATGCGGAATGAACTTACACAGAAGCAAAGAACATTTGCTCATGCTTGGATTAAAAACGGTGGGAATGATTATCAAGCCGCTATCGAAGCGGGATACTCTCCCGCAACAGCAAAGAACGCAAAAAAGAACATTATTGAAAAACATGGAGTAAAAGAATATATAGCAGAACTACAAGCCAAAACAGACAAAGAAAATGGCTATGATATTATGAGTCTTGCAGACATACAGCGAAGACGGTCAATGATCGCCACTGGTGCGTTGCAAGATTCTTTTGGATTTACCCCAGATTTCCCAGACCAGTTAAAAGCTATGAACGACTTAGAAAAGGCTTTGACGGTGCAGGCAAAGGAAGAGGAAGAAAAGAAAGCAAGAGAAGAAGCATTAAGGAATAAGACATATCACATGGACCTTGATATAATCCCCGATGTGTTCCATCCAATGGTTAGAGATATAAGGAATCATGGCCATACAGAATATGTATTACCGGGGGGACGTGGTTCGAGTAAATCTTCTACGATACCTAACATTATAACGGAGCTTATGAGGAATGATCATAACATGCACGCACTTGTTGTAAGACAGGTGTACAACACTGTAAAGGATTCTGTGTATGCTAAAACTAAGTGGGCAATAACAAAGCAGGAGTTCACGGAAAAAGAATATAAGTACACAAGCTCGCCTTATGAAATTACCATGAAAGACACAGGGCAAAAAGTATATTTTCGTGGTGCTGATGACCCAGACAAGATTAAATCAATTTCCCCAGAGTTCGGATATATCGGCATACTGTGGTTTGAAGAACTGGACCAGTTCGCAGGACCCGAAGCAGTGAGAAATATTGAACAGTCCGCTATTCGTGGTGGAGATAAGGCATATATATTTAAGAGCTTCAACCCACCGAAAAGTGCTAACAATTGGGCAAATCAATATTTGCAAGAACCAAAAGACATGATTGTAAGAAGCACATATCTAGACGTACCTAAAGAGTGGTTAGGTAAACCGTTTATCGAAGAAGCGGAACACCTAAAAGAGATCAGACCCGAAGCGTATGAACATGAATACATGGGCATTGCTAACGGTAACGGTGGGGCAGTATTTGAATATGTAGAAGTAAGAGAAATTACAGACAAAGAAATATCACAGATGGACCGCATATATCAAGGCGTTGACTGGGGATGGTATCCAGATAAGTACGCATTTACGAGGACATACTACGATGCGGCAAGGGAAACGATCTATTTAATAGATGAGCATTGCGTAAATAAGCGATCGAATGAGCAGACAGCCGACTGGATAAAGAAAAAAGGCTATAACGATTATGCGATCATTTGTGATAGTGCAGAGCCTAAATCTGTAGAGGACTATAGAAACTTAGGTCTTGTGGCACAGGCAGCAGTTAAAGGACCAGGGTCGGTCGAATATGGAATGAAGTGGCTACAACGTAGGAAGATTGTAATTGACCCACGGAGAACACCATACGCATACAAAGAAATTACAACGTATGAGTATGACAGAGACAAAGACGGTAACATAATAAGCGGATACCCCGACAGAGACAATCACGCTATTGATTCGTTGAGATACGCATACAACAGAGTGATTATGAGGAGAGGAGAGAACGCATAATGATGATAAAGCTAAAAGATGTAACTTGTATACAAATTGGAAATGTAATGTTAGGCATCGAGAATATAGAAAAAATATCTATCCATGATGGTGGGGTTTGGCTTACGATTAATAGCGATTTGATACAAGGAGATATAGAAACAAAAATCGGAAACGTTAAACTGATAGCGGTGGAATAGATGGGTATAATAAGCAGAATGAAAGAGATATTGAGTGCCCTTTTTAGACAAAGGGCAAGAGACGATTTTAAAGTTAATACTGTAACATCTTTGGAAATGCAGAGGACAGTAGAAAAATGTATGTATATCTATAAAGGTATGCCATACTGGTTAGATGATGATGAACATATCAAGACTGTTAATTTTGCAAAAGCTGTTTGCTCGGAAATGGGACGTCTTACAACATTGGCGATAGGAATAACTGTTGACGGTAGTGCAAGAGCTGACTGGTTACAGAAACAAATTAACAAGGTGCTTGGAGAGATAAGGCACTGGACAGAATTTGCGTGTGCATACGGTACCGTAATACTTAAACCAAACGGCAAGAGTGTAGACCTTATAACTCCTAAAGATTTTATTGTAACAGATGAGAGCAACGGAGAGATTCAAGGTATTGTGTTTATCAACAGGGAAGTGTCTGGGGATGGTAGAACATACTACACAAAACTTGAATATCATCGTTATATCGAAGATGTGTATCAGATAACTAATCGTTGTTATGCTTCTAAAGATGCAAATGATACAGGAAAGCCTATAGACATAGACGAGACACCTTGGAAAGGCGAACTTGAAGATGTAGGACTCGCAAACTTAGATGGTAAACGATTATATGGAGTGTTGCGGACACCACAAGCAAATAGTGTAGATGAGGATTCAAGTCTTGGATTACCTATCTTCTATGATGCTATAGAAGAATTAAAGGATTTAGATATAGCATACAGCAGAAACGCAACAGAAATTTTTGATAGTAGGCGAATGGTTCTTATTGATTCTGACAGGCTCATGGAAAGTGGCGCACCTGTGAAAGATATGCAGGCAGGTGTTGAACGAAACAAGAAGCGTTTAAAATTACCAGAATACGTTAAAAACGTAAACGGGACTGGAATGGATGGATTTTATCAAGAAGTAAATCCATCCTTAAATACATCTGCAAGAATAGAGGGTATCAATGCATTGTTAAGTCAAATTGGATATAAATGCGGATTTTCCAATGGTTACTTTGTATTCAATGAAAAAACAGGTATACAAACAGCTACATGGGTAGAAGCAGATCAGCAGAGAACTATTCAGACGGTTAAGGATATGAGAGATAAATTACAAAAGTGCATGAATGAGTTAATAAATGCACTTAGTATATTTGCAGACTTATATCAATTATCCCCTGTTGGAACGTATGAAATAGTGTTTGACTTTGGGGATATTACATACAACGAAAATGAGGACCGATCAAGATGGTATAGCTTTACCGTTGCAGGGAAAGTCCCATTCTGGTATTACTTAGTCAAATTTGAGGGATTTAGCGAAGAAGAAGCGAAAGCATTAGTAGCAGAAGCACAGCCAAAAGAACCAGACTTATTCGGGGGAGATGAAGAATAATGCTAACGCCAGATTACTTATGGTATGTGCCAGAGAAAGCAGAGAAGCAGGCGGAAGAATTGCATAACAAAATTGTATCTGTGATTATCGAACGAATGATGATAAGGCTAGGACGTGGGGAAGTTTACCTTTTTACGCCTATTGACAAGTGGCAGATGGATGTATTGCAGGATGCAGGGTATATCTTGCAAGCGGTGCAGGCAGAGATAGCACAAACAACAAAGATAGGAATTGATACAATCGCACGGACCATGAAAGAAGCAGGTATAAAAGCCTTAGAGTGGGATGATGCAGTGTATAAAAAGGCAGGTCTTGAACCAAAACCACTCGGGGAAAGTCCTTATCTACAGAGACTGTTGCAAAGAAATTATGAAAAGACCAAGGGAGAAATGCATAACTACACTGGTACGATGCCGAACGCCTGCCACGATAACTACATAGATGCAGTGGATAAGGCATATAACCAAACTGCAAGCGGTACAACAAGCTACACAGAAGCTGTCAAAGAAGCGGTTAACGACATTATAGACAAAGGGGCAGACGTAACCTATCCAAGTGGACGTAGAGACAGTATAGAGACAGCTACAGCGAGAGCGGTCCGTACTGGTGTAAGCCAGATGGCAGCAGATATTACAGACGCACGTATGGACGAGATGGATTGGGATATTATCCTAACATCTGCCCATCTGGGAGCCAGAATCGGAAACGGTGGGGATAATTTGACCAATCATTTCTGGTGGCAAGGCAAGTTTTACAGCAAAAGCGGTAATGACCCAAGATTTCCACCGTTTAGTGTCTGCGGTATGGGAAACGTGCAGGGAATCCATGGGGCGAACTGCCGACATAGTCACGGTCCGGGGGATGGAATAAATAATCCGTTTGATGGCTTTGACAGCGAAGAGAATCGCAAAGAATACGAGAAACGGAAACGACAGCGAGAACTTGAAAGACGTATCAGAAAGACGAAACGGCAGTTAATCGGCATGAAAACGGCTGTGGATAATGCAAAAGATGAAGCTTTAAAGCATGAGCTTGATATGGAGTATCAGAAAAAGGCTGCACTGTTGCAAAAACAGAATCAAGCCTATAAAGATTACTGCAAGCAGAACAATCTTAAGACACAAAACGAAAGACTCAACACCGCAGGATGGGACAGAAGTCAAGCATCATCCGCTAGAGGTGCAGCGACTAGGTATAATAACGCACGAGGTAAATAATTTGGAAACTATTAATCAATTCATGGTTGCGTGTGGGTGGATTATAACCATTGGTGGAGCTGTAGGCGTATTGTATAAAGCCTATAAGCATTACAAGAAGCCTACGGACGATTTAGAGCAACGTATAACGTCAATAGAGACAGACATCAAAGATATTAAACGGAAGCTTAACAGTGACTACAACACAATTAACAGTCAACAGAACGATGTTAATTTGGTTATGAAAAGTATGTTTAATTTGATTGAGAACAAAATCACAGGGAACAACATCGAGGGTCTAAAAAAAACCCGAGACGAGTTAATAAACGCACTGACCACACACGAGAAGTAAAGGAGAACAAGAATGATAATTGACGGTATAAATTTTAAAGAGTTAAATATCACAAAAGATGGGGAACTGATTGCATCCATTACAGATGGAAAAGATGGAATCGTACACAAGGACGGCTATAGAGTACAGCTTGTAGTGGAAGATGTCGGCATGTCGTTTGCAGAAGCATTTAAAAGAATGAAAGCAGGGCATAAAATAAAACTTCCATCGTGGGGTGGTTTCTGGTACTGGGATGCAGAAAAAGAAACTATCATGATGCAGTGCAGAGATAAAGACAACGGAGAAAAGGGAGACTTATTAGATATTAGAGATACAAAAATGGTGGAATATACAC